TCTATCTAACATTCTATCTATTCTATCTAACAGTATCTGTCTATCTATGCTATGGGAGTGTAGAAAGTGAGTAAGAAAGTAAACTATGATTTCCGGTCTATTGTTCACGGTATCCCGGTCGGTGTGGTGGTTGAGCACTATCAATCGGGACAGAGCGGGTCTTTTTTTGAGCCGCCGGTGGAATCGGAGGCCGACGTAGCGGTGACAGACCGCAAGGGTTACCCAGCGAGGTGGGTAGAATCAAAGATGACGAGACAAGACTGGAGGCGATTAGAGCATGAGGCTATTCAACACATCGAAGGGCAAGAGCCGAATTACGAAGAGCCAATGGATTACAAGCAAAGTTTGCCGGAATTGCCGGTACTATGATAACTATTGGTGCTGGTGGCACGACACACCGGCTTGCCCTTTTGCAACTTGTGATGAGTGGACAGACAAAGGAGGGCAGTATGGAAAGCTGGATGGCTAGATATACCACCCGCCTGTCTCGAGCATGGCGCAAGCACGACGACGAAGGCTCGGAGTGGGCAGAGATGGAGCACAAACAGCACCTGAGAGCCACAGAGAAGCCGCACATTGGGCGATCAGGTGTAAAGCAGGGCACCCCTACCGACAAGGACAACAACAGACAAAGGGGGCGAGATGAGGTGTAAGGCGTGCAACAGAATGCAAACCGCAAAAGATCAAAAACTTTATAATGATCTTTGCAGACGGTGCTATGAGATCGCGGTGAGGCCAGACGATGACCACGAAGATCAGGGACTTGATCCGGTAAACTGGGACGAAGGGTGGTTCATAGATCATGTCAAACAGTAAATACGCAAAGACAGGCCAGCCCTGCCCTAAGTGTGGAGGTTCCGACAGCGTAGGGGTTCACCATGACGGTAGTGGCTATTGTTTTTCTAATTGTGGCTATGTTTCAGCAAATGCCTTAAATGGTGGCAAAGAGCCAATAAAATCAGGAAGGTATAAAATGTCTAGCAAATGGGATGTGCAAGAGATCGGCAGCTATCCGCTCGCTGATTTATCGCACCGAGGTATCACGGACGAGGCCGTAAAAAAGTACGGAGTGCGTCAACCAGTAAAGCCTGAGAGCGGTGACCCTGACCGCCAAGCAGTCTTTTATCCCAGCGGCAAGGGTACTGGGTACAAGCGCAAAAACGGACTAATCAAAAAAGACGTAGAGGTGGTCGGTGATTATGCTGGGTTATTTGGTCAGCAGATATTTCCCAGAGGCGGCAAGTTTCTCATCCTCACGGAAGGAGAAGAGGACGCGCTCGCTCTGTGGCAAAGTTTTAAGGCTGCGGGAAAGGACTACTCGGTTTGTTCTGTGCCTAATGGGGCAAGCTGCGGCGGTTTGCAAAAACGTGAGGTTTGGGATTACATCACATCCTTTGATGGTGTACTTCTGGTATTTGATTCGGATGAGCAAGGGCAGGAAGGAGTAGAAACCTTTGCTGGTATGTTTGCGACTGAGGTTAAGTTGAAGGTCGCAGAACTTCCAGATGGTTGCAAGGATGCTAACGACTGCATCAAACAGGGCAAAGCTAAAGAACTGCTGCGTTCCTGTTATCAAGCTAAAGAATATCAACCGGACATGGTTATTCCGGGCAGTGATATTAGCTATGATATGATCCGCGAGCCGATTAAGCCCGGCTATTCTTTCCGCAGCTTTCCAGAGTTTTCTAACAAGCTAGGCGGGTTGCGTGACGGTGAGCTTGGCATTGTCATGGCCCCACCCGGCGTTGGCAAATCCACATGGGTGGCAGAGATGGGATATGAGCTAATTAAGCACACTGATGAAAAGGTTGCTTGGTTGTTTCTCGAAGAGGATCTTAAAAAAGCAACGCAACGCCTTGTTGCACTAGACAATAACATTCCCTTGCCACGCTATAGGTTAAATCCTGATTTAATCCCTGAAGACAAAGCGAAGGAAAGTTACAATGATCTTATTGCTAATGGCCGTACTTGGTTTATTGATCTTGGCCCTAGCGGTCGGCTCTCTGTTGATAGGCTCTTACACCTTTTACGGTATTATCGCAGCCAAGGTGTACGTCGTTTTATTTTTGACCATATTAGCATCCTTTTCTCGCACGACGAGCGAGACAACGAACGTAAACTGATTGACAATATTTTGTCAGAGGTTGCGGCATTCTGTGCCGCTACAGGGTCAAGTATGATTATGGTGGCCCACATTCGCAGAATTGACCAGCACTACTACGTCAAGGACGAAATACATGACGCCCAATGGCTGCTTATTGACGCAGCATCTGCTAGAGGCTCTGGTAGTTTTGAGCAGTTGGCGTTTTGGATTGCGGCGCTTGAGCCTGAGAAGACAGAGAACGAGCAGAAAGGAAGAGTTCGCATTAACGTGAAGAAGAACCGAGAATGGGGTTGGACTGGGCCTTGTGATGTAGTTAAAATGAACGCAACCAATGGAAGATTAGAAACGCAAGGAGTCCCAGAACATGACTATTGAAGAAGATATTAAGAAGATGCTGACTTACAAAGATGGTAAATTGTATTGGAAAAACAGGGTAGGTTTTCAAGCGTATTTGAATGGAAAAGAGGCTGGAGGATACGACAAGAACGGCTACATAAGGCTTAGAGTAAACGAAACGCTTATGTTCTCTCATAGGGTTATATATTTCTTGCATTACGGTTGCTGGCCAAGACAAATAGACCACAAAAATAGAATTAAGGATGATAATAGAATTGAAAACTTAAGGGCTTGCAGGGCATCTGAAAATAGAACCAATGTGGCAAACAAAATCAATGAATCTATTTATGGAAGAAATGTAAGCAAAAAAAGCAATACTGGTAAATACAGAGTGAGGTTGACAAAATTTGGAAAAGAAATTCATATTGGAGAATTTGAAGACCTAGAGTTTGCTCAATTAGTTGCACCAGAAGCTAGGGAAAAGTATTACGGAGAATGGGCTTATGACTACTAAAAAAATGTACACGATTGACATAGAAACAGACGGCTTGCTTGAAAGCATGACCAAGATCCACTGTGCAGTGTCTAAGGATTACAAGACTGGTGTAGTTTATAAGTTTGGGCCAGACCAGATTGAGCAGTTTATTCGTTCTTTGGATGGTCAGGTTGTTATTGGACACAACATCATAAACTTTGACTTGCCTGCACTGCACCGCTGGTGTGATATTAACCACTATGTTCGAAAAATGTACCCACAGCCCAAGATGGAGATTGACACGCTGGTGTTGTCTCGACTGCTAAATCCTGATCGTGAGCGGCCAGAAGGACTGCCACAGCGAGTAGGGCCACACAGTCTTGAGGCTTGGGGCTATCGAGTCGGAATCTACAAAGGAGACTACGGCAAGCAAGAGGCAGCTTTTGACGAGTACAACGAAGACATGCTAAACTATTGTAAACAAGATGTTGAAGTTACTGAGCAGGTCTATCGTCACTTGCTCAAAGAAGCAGATTTTTGAGAAGGCATAAGGATTTAAAGATGAAAGAATTTACTATAGAAGAGCTTGAAAAAATGCGTCAGGACGCGATAGAGGAATATGAACACGCTGTTTATGAACAGATTCTCGATGACGAAGAGCATGATAAGATTGAGTTTCTTAGGCACAATGTAGAAGAGATTGAGGAAGAGATTAACCGACGCAAGGGAGAACAGGGGTGAAAGTAGACTGGCGTACACCGATGAAGATTGAGCATAAGGTGGCTACCATCATTGCCAAGCAAGAGCGTGATGGGTGGCCCTTTCGTGCTGATCTGGCGCGGCAGTACGTCGAGCAGCTTGATAGACAGGCTGATGCTATCTACCAAGAGATCAAGAGCTTGCTAGGTCACTACTACGTTGCTAAGTCTGTTGTAGACAAGCCGTTCAAGAAGGACGGCTCTCTGTCTAAGATGGCTGAAGAGTACGGCGATGTTGGTGGGCCATTTGGACGTATCGAGTGGCACCAGTTAGAGCTTACACAGCACGCAAAGGTAGCAGAGCGGCTGGTACAGTTAGGGTGGAAGCCTACAGCCCACACGCCGACCGGAGTGCCACAGATCAAACCAGACGGCGAGCCTTGCCCTAACTTATCCAAGGTTATGCCTGATTTGGGCAGCAAACTATCCAGATACACGAAATGTGTACACCGCAGTAACCAGATCAAAGGTTGGATCGAGGCTGTTAGACCTGATGGGCGTGTGCCTGCTGGTGCTAATCCTAACGGCACTAACACTGGGCGCATGACGCATAAGGTGGTGGCTAATGTCCCCAAAGCGTCTGACGATGTGTTCTTTGGTAAAGAGATGCGGAGCCTGTTTACGCACCGAGGCGAAGGCTACAAACTAGTAGGCTTTGACGCTGAAGGTTTGGAGCTGCGTATTGCAGCGCACTACATCAATTCGCAGGAGTTTATAGATGCCCTCGTCAACGGTGATAAATCCCAAGGCACTGACCCACACACGCGAGTTCTGGAGGCTTGTCGGCCATTCGGTGTGGAGACACGAGATGAGGCAAAGTCATGTGTCTACAGCACTGTCTACGGTGCTAGTGCTCGCAAGGTTG